ATTAAAAGTACTTGGGTATGATTGATTATTATACAGATTTTTAAGTCCACCAACAAGAGGACTAGCTATTACATCAATAGTTCCAATAAAATCACCAGAATCTAACTGTTGTAAACCTCCATTACCATAAGCATTAAGTGGTTGCCATGCAGGGGCGATTGAACCAAACCCTTTTTTGGACGCAATTTGAGCCTCATCAATTAAATGAGCATCTTGTTGACCTGGACCGTATTCGCCTTGATTTGAAGTTGTATTTAAATTTCCACTAACATCGGGAACCAATTGATACCCACCATCGTTACCCCACCTATTAAGTGGATACATTTTTTGATTAGCATAAATTGGTGTATCAATTAAATTATCAGGACTATCAACTACAGAATAATCTGATTGAATAACCTCATAAGTTGTTGGAGGCGTAACTTTGGTAGGGGATTTAGCATATGGTACTAAATTCCTTGTTATAAGTTTTTTTCTAAAACCTTCTGAGCTTATATAATCTAGTGGGCTACCCATTTATACTTTTCTTAATAAATAGGTTGATGGTGTTTTTTTGTTAGACATTTATCTTTTTTCTAACTCCGTTGCTTTTTGGTTATAATATTCGTAAATCTTTCTTTTGAACTCATCTGATTCAAAAAATGTTTTAAATTGTTGTTCGCTAACACCTGCTGGAGCGTCTACCTTAATTGTAATTGTTCCACCAAAATCTACTTGTGAATTAACATTTGTTGTTTTTGTGTTTGATTCTTTAGTACTTGCGGTACTTCTTTGACCAAAAACAGAACTTCTAGATAATGGTTCTGATTTTTGAGTTCCTGTTATTGCGGAAGCTTTACTTGTTGTATTTGGACTTCTACCAACACCTGTTAAAATTTCTGAAGTGTATTTTTTGAATTCTTTTTCAATTGCACTACTACCAGTAACCTTTTTATTACTTTCTTCTAAAATATCTTTCAACGCCTCAAATCCTTTTTCTCCATAAGAACTTGCTTTACCCTTAATATCGTCTTCAAGTTTTGCTATTTTAGTTGCAAAATCCGCACTGCTAATTTTACCCGTATCTTTTTGAGTAAAAACTTCAACCATTTTTGCAATTCCGTCATTTACACTTTTTGTAATTTCAGCACTTTCAGGAACATTTTTATCTACAGCACCAGTCACCGCTCTAGTAATTCTATCAGCACCTAATACGTTACCTCTAACTAACGAAGAACCCGCAATACCATAAGTACCTTTAGCAACATTTCCTTTAAGAGATGCTTCAATATTTTTTAAAACGTCTAATTGACTTATTTGAATGTCTTCTAAAGTTTTTGGTTTTTCATCCTGTTGTTTTCTTAACGCTCTTAATTCATCATTTGTAATTTCACTTAACTTAATTCTGTCAACATCACCTGTTTTATCATTTTTTAATTGAACAACATACTCTCCGCCTTCACCCATAGTAGCCATATTCGCCAACAATTCTTTGTCTTCAGGTTTGTCAAAATTTAAAGATGGGTTAATTTTTGATACTCTCCTGTCTAAATCGGCAGCAGCTAATGCGGTTTTTGCAAGTTCTTTACTACTAATTCCTGTTACCTCGGCCAATTCTTTTAACGTCAAGATACCTTGTGGGTTTATCTTAAATGATTTTGTTTTTTCGTCAAATTCAGTGTACTGTTTTGTTGCTTTAATAATACTATCTTGTAATGCCCCTGGGTCATTAATTGAGTCGTTCATTAATTTAAATGGGTCAACTAATCCACCAATATTTACACCCAACCTTTGAAATCCTGCTGCAGCTTCAATCGCACCTTCAGGTGACATAACTTTATCCGCAAATTCAGCGGTTCTATTCATATCAAACCTTAACATTGAAGCTTGAGCAGCCATTTTTGTTAAACCTTGAACACCATCACTAAAGTTGAATCTGTTCATCAACTCCATGTTGGCGGTAACGTCTTTCATTACTGTTTTGGCATTAAGACCAACACTTTGAACATAGTCTATTGAATTTTCTAAATTTGGTCCAATTTGAGATGTTTCATACCCAACTTTGGCAAATGAATCAACTAAACTATCTGCACCAGTTCCAAGAATTGTTGATGCTGCATATAATTTACTAACTTGTTCTTCAGTTGCAAGAACATTTCTTCTAGCACCATCAGCAATTCCAATCATTGTTTGATTAACGTCAGAAATATCACCACCTAAACGAATTACTCCTGAAGCAGCTCTTGAAACTGCATCGTTCATTTCGTCTAATCTAGTTCTACCCTGTAAAAACGCATTGTTTAACTTGTCCGCTTCATCGTACATGTTACCAATTGCGTCTAATATTTCTTCAATGGGTTTCCCTAATTTTTTAAAACTTTCTTCAAGTTCTTTAGCACTACCTTTGTCTTCTGGATTACTAGTTGCCATAATTTTTAATTAGTTTTATATATAAATAGAAGAAGGACTAAATTTTATTAAATTTAGTCCTTCCTATTTTCTTCAATCCATTTATCCAACAAATATTTTCTTACAAATATTGGCATTTGAATAAAATCTTGGTATGTTATTTTCATTAAATTGTTCAGATAGTAAAATTCATCTATCTGACTTTTCCTATAATCAGAAGAAAGGACGAAAAAATTCGACCCCAAACCCAACATTAACTGTTAGTTTTTCTCCTGACGGGGCCATAATAGTTTTAGTCATATCCAATCTTGGTTCATTTTCATTCATGAAACTTCTAATAAATTTTGAATCAGCGATTGGCATTGATTCAACAAATTTTGCAATAGCTGCTTTATCGGTTGAACCATCAACTTCAATAATTTCTTTTTGCATTCTCCAAGTAATTTTTGGGACTACCCTTCCTTGAGGATATGTGTCAGCCATTTTACCAATCTCCAAAATTTCACCATAAGTTAATGGTTTAATTTTAATTGTTGATTGTGTCTTTGGTAGATTAATTATAAAACTTCCGTCTTCATTTGGTTGTTGACCATTAACAATAGATAATTGGTCTAACATGACATTTGCTTGGAACTGTTTTTTAGTTCCAGGGTCAGTAAGGTTTAATGTTATTTCAGGTCCAAATCCTGTGTTTCTTAAGAAAATTAAGATAGCTTCAACATCTCCTTCAATAAGGTCTTCAACCCTCATATCTGGTTCATATATTTTTGCTCTTAACAAATTAAGTGTTAAATCACTTCCACCTGCCATTATAATATTTTCATCAGCAGCAGTTAAATAACCAATCTTAATTGCCTTTTTTCTGTTTTTGTAAAAAATACCTTGGGATGGTAATGGTACCACATCGTGTGGTAATGTAAAATTTTGTTGACCGTAGTCGTTTGATTGTGTATCCATATAAAAAAATTAACCGTAAAGTTTATTGCCTTACGGTTAAATATAATTAGATTTAAAAATTTTTAAATAGTATTAGTAAACTAACACACATCTATCCATTCTTAATGTTGCAGATATTGTTGCTAATCCATCGGTATTGTAAGCCAACGAATCAAAGTTAACGTCTGTTAAGAATGTTCCATAAAGAATCCATTTCTCAACAACAACTCCTGTTGGGTCCAACATTTCAAGGTCAATGTCTTTTTTGTAACCCGCAGCATAACCCATACGACCTGTTACTGATTCAGCGTGTAAACGAACCCACTCCATAAGAGCTTGAGCCGCTGACGGTCCAATAGGGTCACGGAATTTAACTGGAATTGTTTGCCATGTGAATCTACCTGCTACGTAAGTAGATGTGTTTAAAAACGGTATTTCTGTTGCAACGATTGTAATGTGTGGTCTAGCCGTTGATTCTACAAACCATTCATTGATACCCAAACTTGATGGAAACCTTAAGATAAAACGATTTTGACGTTTTGGTTCGTAAGGTATCGGCATTTTCATTAATAAATCAGCCATGTTATTTTAATTTTTTTTTTAGTTTCTTTGTTGTTTATATCTATAAATATAGTCTTGTTAAAAAATTTTTCTATTTACTTTTAATTTGATGAGATTATTCTTTATTTATATTCCTTTTTAATTCCTCCAGCAGTAGAATAAGTCTTAACTATATTATTTCTTTTATCTTTAAAATGTTTACTCATTACTTCTACATTTTTAATATCATCATCTGAAAATCCAATACTAGGTTGCTCTGGTATAAAGTTATTAGATATATCATCTTTAATAAAAGCTCTTTTATTAAGTATACCAGATATTCCTTTTATATAAGACACAAATTCGTCCATTGCTTTAACTTTTAATTCTTCAGGGTTGGCAGCACTTCCTTCTCCAAATGTAACTGGGTGATATCTATTGAGTTCTAAATATGATTTAATTAAATCGTCATCACTCATATCTTCTTCACCGACAAACGTCCTGTATTTTTTAAGGTTTTTAATTAGTTGGTCTTTATCTATACCATTATACCCACTAACAATGTAATTGTAAACGGCTTGTTTTAATGTCTCAGGATTATGACCTCTTGCGGTTACAATTGAAAATATTGAACCGTTATTAATTGCTTCTCTAAAGTCTCCAAATGCTGGACCTTCTTTTGCTCTCATTGCATCAATTAAAAAATCTTTGTCACCCG